GAATGGGACGTCACGTTATACAGTCGCAACTTAACCTTAGAAAACAAAGGTTTGTGGCTTAAAAAGGCTGACGGTGACTCTACTGATTACATGGTGTATGCGGTAATTCACGGCTTGGAGCAGGAAGATGGCTCTAATGCTTTTGAGTTGCGTGATAAAGTGAAGCTCAAGAATCACGTAGATCCAGACGTGGTGACAAAGTTGGCGACATTTGTCCTCGAAGTTTCCGGCGCCACGGAAGAGGATCGCGAAAAAAACTAATCGAGGGCCAAGGGAAGACAGAGCTTTACTTCATGTTCCAACTAGCGGAACACCTTGGTCAGCCTTTAAGTGTCATACTGCAAATGTCAGCGGACGAGTATTACCACTGGTTCACTTATCTGCGATTAAAAGCAGAGGAGATTGCACAACATGACAGCAGAAGTCACAACGCTAATCAAGCTAGAAACAGTCGCAGACCTAGACGACGCTAAGCGCTTTGACGACCAGCAAAAGAAAAGTCAGCGAACAATAAATAGCGTTACAAAAGACCTTAAGATCCAAGAGCGGATGCTTCGTAAGAAGGGCAGGTCTTATAACTACGTCAAAGCCTCAGTTTCTGGGGCCACCAAAGAAGAACTAAAAGCTATTCTCGCGATGGAGAAGAACATCGCTCGGATGAAGCAATCAGAAGCTGCGATGCACAAACAGAACAAAACATTACGCATGATGCGTGGTGGCTTTGGTCAGGTTGGTCATCAGGTACAGGACGTGGCGGTACAGCTTCAAGGCGGCACTGACGCCATGATCGTCTTTGGTCAGCAGGGTTCGCAGATCGTTTCTCTATTCGGTCCAGGCGGAGCGATGCTGGGTGCTGTGTTAGCGGTTGGTGCGGCTTTGATCACTTCGTTTAAGCCCGCCGTTGATGATTCTAAAGAATCCTTGAAAGACATTATTAAGGAAACTAAAGAACAAGCAAGACAATTAGGTTTGCTCACTGCGGCACAGCAAGAGTTTGATCGTCAACAAAAGTCAGACTCGATTGCGGAAGCTGAGGAAAACAACAGAAAACTTAATAAACAGTTAGCAGAACAAGAAGCCAAGCTGAAACGCGCAAAGGCTGGCTTGGAAGAAGCCAATGCGATGAGTCGCATTTATAACAGGGGTGTATTGAAATCCACGGTTGAAACGCGAGCGTTTGGTCAAGCTGTTCAAGATATTAATAGAGACATAAGAAATACAAATTCTGCTATTGACGACAATAAACTCGCCATAGACGAGCTATCAAGCGGCACGGTCACAGCAGCGGCAAAAGAAAAAGAGCGCGTTAAAACCATCATGGAGATGGTCAATGCTGCAAAGGAAGAAATAAAAACTACCGGCATGAGTGAGCGACAACTTGCTGTATACGAAGCGAGACAGAAAGGTGCGACCGTCGGTCAATTAGCAACTATAGATGCTTTATACAAAAAGATAGAAGCAAACAAAGCAGAAGCTAAAGCAACTGAAGAAGCCGAAAAAGCAGAGAAAAAGCGACAAGACACCATCAATGGTCTGATTAAGTCTGCCGCGACTCAAGCAGCTACAATCGGCATGACCAGGCGTGAGTTGGATTTATATAAAGCCACTCTCCAAGGCGCAACAGAGCAAGAAATTGCGTCTATAAATGCTTTGCATGATGCACAGAAAGTAAGAAGCGACAAATCAGCTATTGCTTCATTAATCCAATCGCTTAAAGATCAGACCGCAGTCATAGGCATGACAAGTCGCGAGCTTGATATACACAAAGCTGCGCAGAAAGGCGCTACAGAAGAAGACATTAAGGCTATCAATGCCTTACATGATCTAAGAGAGATTCGTGAGCAAGTTGCAAAAGAAGCGGCGGCTCAAAGTGGTAAAGCGCCAGAGACTGGAGTTAGCCGAACTATAGGAGATATCGGCACTGACTTCGATGCGTTAATTGAGTCGCAAAAGACAGAGCTGGATTTATTCCGTGAACATCAAGAAGCTAAGTTAGCTCTTATAAATGAATACGAGCAAACAGGAGTCGATAGTACTCGTGACTTTGCTGCGATGCGAAAGCAAATTGCGGACGAAACAGCCGCTTACGAGGTAGGTTCGCGGTTAGCAACATTGTCTACAGTGACTGGCTTAATGAGCCAGCAATTGAGTCAACTGTCTGCTTTCTATGATGAATCTTCTGGTTTGGGCAAGGCTATGTTCGTTGCCAATCAAGCCGTAGCCGCCGCTAATGCGATGATTTCTGCATTTGAAGCCAAGTCGAAGGCAGAGGCTGCTCTAGCCCACAATCCGCCGCTTGCAATGGCGATGGGTAATATGATGCTTATGTCGGGCATTATGTCTGCGGCTGCAATTGCTGGGCAGACAGTGGCCTCATTTGAGGGCGGCGGCATGACCTTCAGTGGCGTCAGATCGGGCGGTATGGACGGCAAAGGCGGACGTATGGCAATGGTCCACCCGAATGAGAAAATCACTGACATGGAAAAAGAAAACGGCTCAGCACAGCCTGTGAACGTCAACATCAATATTTCAGCGGTCGATGCTAAAGGCGTGGATGAGCTTTTAGTCAAGCGTCGCGGTATGATCACTAATCTAGTAAGAAGCTCGTTAGCTAACAGCGGGAGTAGATTAGGATGAGCGGCACATATCCACAGACACCATATTTTCAGAACGTCAAATACAAGAAGCGTCATTACAACCTGATGAGCGAAAGCCTTAATGGGCGCACTCAGGTTCGATCGCTATCTTCTTCCAGGCGCGAGTTCACACTTGTCTATCCGCCCTTGACTAGAGCGGAGATGGATACTGTATTTACGTTCATCGAATCACAAGAAGGTCCGCTTGGCACGTTTACGATTAGCTTGCCCGATCCATTAGATCCTACAACTACTTATAGTCTCACTGCTCGACTTGCTGATGACGTGCAGGAGTTTGATTTGGGTGTAGATAATTTATACCAATATGAAGTTGATATTATTGAGGTACTGTAATGCCAAGAGGATTAACGAATGCTGTAAAGGTGGCGCTGGCAACCGACAGCTTTAGATTGGCGACGCTTATTGATCTTCACTTTCCTACCGTGAAAAGACTTACGGATTTTGGTCAAAACATCACCTACAACTCAAACACCTATACAGCCAGTGAGCATCTACTTTCTATAGAAGACACTACAGAGACGGCTGGCCTAAAGGTCAACTCGTTTGGTCTGACATTGTCTGGCGTAGAGCAAACTTACATTGATCTGGTCTTAGACGGTGATCACATCAATACCAGAGTAGACATCAACAGAGCCATCATAGACATAACCAATAATGTTATTTCTGTGACAGGAATCATTCCTTTTTTCAGTGGCTATATCAATGGTTTTGAAATTGGCGATACAGACTCTTCTTCAGAGCTAACGCTAGAGATTGCTAGTCATTGGAAAGACTTTGAGAAGGTAAATTGTCGGCGAACTAACCCGACATCGCAGCACAGATACTTTTCAAACGACACTGGGTTTGATTTTTCGCATGAAAGTATCACTGACATGAAGTGGGGCCGTTACTAATGGGTTTGTTTACGATAATTGCCACTGTTCTAGGCGTAGTTTCTTTTGCCGCTTCATATCAACAAGCTAAGAAAGCGCAAAAAATGGCAAAACGCGCTCGCGATGGGATGGCGGGTGTATTGGTCAATAAAGAATCAAGCAATGAGCATATTCCGGTTGTCTACGGCGAGCGAAGAGTGGGCGGCACACGGGTATTCATGTCTACATCTGGCGTTGAGAGGCATAAGTACCTATATGTCGCTCTGGTGCTTTCTGAGGGTGAAGTCGAGTCTATAACAGACATAGAAATAGACGAAGTTCCTATAACCGATAGCAGATTTACAGGCCTTGTTACGATAAACAGAAAGTTTGGTACTGACGACCAAACGCGATCTGATTTGCTTGCAGAAGCATTTGTTGATGAAGAAGATCTTATTGATGATTGGGACGGTGTTAGCGTACCAGACCTAGATGTATACATACCTGATTTCAGGCTGCGCGGCGTAGCCTATCTTGCGCTTAGGCTGGAATATGACCGAGAAGTCTTTAATGGCATCCCGGACATTACGGCCAAGGTCAAAGGTCGCAAGGTTTATGACCCTAGACAAGACAGCACAAGTACTTACTATGACTCAAGCGTAGGCGTCGCCACACAAAGAGCAAATGACACTAGCACTTGGGAGTGGTCTGATAACCCTTCTATTTGTTTGCGCGACTACTTAACAAACGATCGTTTCGGCAAGGACTTGCCTAGCTCTGCACTTAATGAAGCTGAGTTCATGCAAGCTGCGGACGATTTAGATGGATTTACTGTCACTCCGTATTCTGGCGGGCCAAGTACTCATAAACTATTCCGATTAAATGCGGTTGTTGATACCGGCGAGGAATTGTTCAAGAACGTTGAGCAGATGTTGCTGGCATGTAGAGGCTTCTTGCCTTACAACTTCGGCAAATACGCTT